GAACTGCATCATCTGCTAGATATCAAGTGTTCTCTTATTCTGATGACTTGAGTACTCAAGCTTCAGGAGATGAATTCTTTATGAATGATGAGTTTGAAGCTGCAGCAGACGAACTTCTCGACTTTACTGAGAAAAATCCCTTTGGAGATGTATAATGTTAGGTACTTATTTTTACCACGAAATTTTACGAAAGACTGTTATTTCATTTGGTACACTTTTTAATGATATCAATGTTCGCCATGATGACAGGAGTGGGGCAACTATTAGTGAAACTAAGGTTCCATTAATATATGGTCCTAAGCAAAAGTTTTTAGCAAAACTTGAGCAGCAAGAAGAATTGACAAAGGCAACTGCTATTACATTGCCTAGGATGTCATTTGAGATGTCTTCTATGAATTATGATCCTGGTAGAAAAGGTAGTATTACCAGAACTTTTAAAGCAGTAGATAAAACAGATAGCACAAAAACAAAGAAAGTTTATTTACCAGTTCCATATAATGTTGGGTTTGAACTTAATGTTATGACAAAATTGAATGATGATGCGTTACAGATCGTAGAACAGATACTTCCGTTCTTTCAACCAGCGTATAATATTACAATTGATCTTGTAGATTCTATTGGAGAAAAAAGAGATATACCTGTCGTACTTGAAAATATATCATTTACTGATGAGTATGAGGGAGATTTTACAACTAGACGAGTCTTAATGTATACCTTCAATTTTACTGCTAAGACTTACCTCTTTGGTCCTGTTGCTGAGAGCACAGATGGTCTTATTAAGAAGGCACAGGTTGACTACTATGCTGATACTAATACTAGAACAGCTAAGCGTGAGATGAGATATGCAGTGACTCCTGATCCTATTAGTGCTGGACCTGAGGATGACTTTGGATTTAGTGAGACCACTACAATGTATGGCGATTCTAAGAAGTACAGTCCTACTAGACAGGAGGATGTATAATGTCTAAAGAAATAGATGATGCATTGAATACCACATCTGATGATCATGAGTATGTACAAAAATTTAATAATCATAAAAGTTTACCTGAGAAAAAAGATCATGGTATAGAGGTAGATAAAGATTACCAATACTCCAGAGCACAGTTATATTCTCTGATCGAAAAGGGTCAAGAGGTATTGAATGGTGTAATGGATGTTGCTGATAGTTCTGGTTCACCAAGAGCGTATGAAGTAGCAGGTCAGGTATTAAAGTCTACTGCAGATATTGCAGATAAATTAATGGATCTTCAAAAAAAGGTAAAAGAAATTGACGAGACTAAAAATAAAACTACAAATAATGTTACTAATAACGCTATTTTCACTGGCAGCACTGCAGAGTTGCAGAAACTCATCAAGCAAGGATTGATGGGTGATAAATAGGGGTGTGTTATAATAGAAACAATGTCAGATGAAGTTAAAGAGAGCAAACCGAAAGGTGTTCTCGGAAAATTGAAAGACAAAATCCTACCCGATGAAGATGAGCAAGCTGCTATTATTAGTACATTTGTTCGCCTTGGCGTGTTGGTGTGGTCTGGAGGAATATTGACTCTTAATTATGTGGCGATTCCTGGTGTACCACAACAAAAAATAGATCCAACTTTTATAGCTTCAGTTTTTACAGGAGTTTTAGCTAGCTTCGGAATTCAGACAGCATCTAAAAAAGGTGATGGAACTATGAAGATGAATGGTAACGGTAACGGTGCAGGTAAGAACGGTGGTCCTACACAGACTATTGTTATTGAGCAAGCACCACTAAAAATTATTGCCGAGTCACCCAAAAAGAATGAAACTTACAAAATGTAATCATGCAAAAACTAATTAATGTACTTGCTGTTGCGTCTGCTGCTGTATCTGTTGCCGTTGTCGGTAGTGGGTTATACATATATGTCAATCGCACATCCATCATTGATGGAGTTAAATCTCAAGTTATGGAAGCAGTTACTGGGTCTATCGGATTACCTGGTGGACTTGGTGGAACATCTGGGGGATCGCTTCCTCTAGGATCTAATGATCTTGCACCAAGTAAAGAAAATGCTGCTACTATGCCTCCTGTTGGATTAGGTATTCCTAACTTTTAAATAATGTTTTCTTGTAGACCTGTTTGTCCACCTGTAACAGGGTGGATGGAAGTTGGATTGAATAAAGAAGTTATAGGTTACCTTTGGGATAGAATCTCTGTGGCATCAGGATCTGCTAAAGGTCAATTAGCAGGACATATATCTTCAAGCTTAGATTTAGTAGACAAAGATAATTATTTTTCAAATATTTTAATAGGATGTGCTAATCAATATAACAAACATTTTCCATATACACCAAAGAAGTTAAATCATATGAAGGTTGATGGATTGAAGTTAAATGGTTTTTGGGTTAATAGACAAAAACAACATGAGTTCAATCCATCCCATGATCATGGTGGAGTATTCTCTTTTGTAGTTTGGATGAAGATACCAACATCCAGTGCTGAACAAAATAGTCAGGGATTCCTAAAAGAGGTACATAACTCTGTAGCATCTGACTTTGAGATGTCATACATAGATACATCTGGTGTAATAAGTTCTTATATCTACAAAATGAACCCAGATATGGAAGGCAACATGCTATTCTTTCCATCAGCATTTCGACACGGTGTCTATCCGTTTTATAATTCTGAGGAGGATAGGGTCTCAATATCAGGAAACTTGTATTATACCTAAACTGTATGCTATAATCGGAGGGCACTATGGTGAGGTTACCCATGAAGGTTATTAATGAACAAGGGGAAGCAGTCTACGAGTGTCCTAATTGTGGTCATCAAACTAAGTCAGTACAAGGTATGATACAGGGACACATGAAGTATTTTTGTAAGAAATCATCTAGATGAATCTATTTTCCATAGAGTATCATAAAGTTTTTTGTAGAGAGTGGGCTTGGTCAAAAAATAAAATACTCTCTATGGTTCCGTTTGGAGATACATCATTAAGAGATCATAATATATCATACACAGATTATTTTAAGAAAGATATACCTGAATATAGTGAACTTTTTCTGTCTATTGTTAGACCAGAATTGGAAAGTTTTATAAAAAAATCAGATTACAAATTCAATGATGTGACTGCATTATGGTGTCAAAGATATAATAAAGGAGATTATTTTCAACCACATGATCATGGTGGTGTAGGATACTCTGCCATATTCTATGCAGAGTATGACAAAGAGAAACATGGAAGCACTACATTCTTTTCACCATTTCAAGATGTTCATGGACATAGAAAGTCGTTCAGTCCATCAGTCACAGAAGGTGACCTAATAATATTTCCTGCAAATATAATGCACATGGCTCCTAATAATACTAGTGATACACATAGAACTATCTTCTCGTTCAACCTGATATAAATAAATCTGTAGCATATTGTGTAATATGAAACTAGATGAAGGTGGTCTCTCTAGAGTAATTAGTAGAGCAAAAAATAAAAAACAATCTCATGCAACTGTGTCTGCTGAGAGAGGTGACAAATCCAAAAAGGAAAATAAAGCTCGTTCTAAGCAATTAGAGAAAGATCTTCGTGGTAGAGGATATGGTCCTAAAAAAACAACAGGTACATATTCTGAGAAAGATAGTAAGACTGGTAAGGAAACTAAAGTTAAAGAAAGATCTTATTTTGTTACCTCAGGTAAGAAAGGTAAGAGAAAATTTAAAAAGGATATGAAGAAGGTTGCTGCAAAGCATAACCAAGATTCAGTTCTAGTTAAACAAAAAGGCAGTTCAACTGCTAAATTGCATGCCACTAGAAAAGGTGGACTAGGAAAGTCTAAGAGTGAAACCGCAGGTAAACTCAAGGCAAAAAAAGGAGAATTTAGTACTAAAGTTGGAAAAAAACACATGACCTATGAATCTATTCTAAACAAAGCGGAAGTTTTGAGACAGGAGTTTGCAGAAGGAAAGAAGAAAGGTTTGTGGGACAACATCCATGCAAAAAGAAAGCGTGGTGAAGCACCTGCTAAAAAAGGAGATAAAGATTATCCTGAGACATTGAATGTAGAAGGAAAAGCTTATGGTATTACCAGAGGATCTGGTAAACCATCAGGTGCTATGAAAAATTTTCTTGACAAGAGATATGATAAGA